GAAAATCAAAATGAACAAATACCAAACACTTATTCTTGTTATTCAGATATTGCTATGGAAACTTTATTATTAAAATGTCAACAAGTGATGGAAAAAACAACAGGATTAAAATTACAACCTTCATATACTTATGCAAGAATTTATAAAAAAGGTGATGAGCTTAAAAGACACAAAGACAGATTTTCATGTGAAATATCAACTACATTAAATCTTGGTGGGGATCATTGGAATATCTACCTTGAACCTTCTGGCGATATAGGAAAAAAAGGTGTAAAAGTTTCTTTAAATCCAGGTGATATGTTGGTATATAGAGGTTGTGAGTTAGAGCATTGGAGAGAAAAATTTAAAGGTAAAGAATGTTGCCAAGTTTTCCTTCATTATAACAATAAAAAAACACCAGGCTCAAGAGAAAATATTTTTGATAAAAGATTACATTTAGGACTTCCTGCTTGGTTTAAAAGATAGTATTAGGATGGGGGGAGTTTCCACCACACCACAACTCTCCCCTTCTTAATACTACGATTATTATGGCTAATATTTATAAAAATGCTGGTTTTTCTTTAAGCACTACAAACCTTACAACTATCTATACAGTTCCTACTGATAGGACTGCTATCGTAAAAAGCATTCAAATTAATAATGATGATGCCTCTGCAATACAGACAGAAATATTTGTTACAGATACATCAGCAAGTACAACACATAAAATATATCATAAAGATTTAGCTGGAGATACTACAGATAATGGTGTTTTAGCTCCATTAGTATTAGAATCTACCGATATATTAAAAATACAAGTTGGAACAGCTAACAAAATTGAAGGTATAGTGAGTTACCTTGAAATATTTGATGAAAAAAGTCCTTAATAATATTGTTGTTTTATTGGTAAATATATTATATTTATGGATTTAGTACGAATACCTATAAAAGAACTTGATAAGGTATGGTCTTTAATTGAAAAAGATATAAAAAATGCTTTAGCTTATTCAAGTCAACTTACAGATTCACAATTTGTATATGAATTGTCAAAACAAAGTAAATATCAAATCTGGGTCTTGTGGGATAAAAACCAAGATAATAACAATAAATATTTTGGTGTTGTAGTTACAGAGATAATCAAAAGAAAGTTGGGAAAAGTTTGTCACATTTATATTATGACTGGCAGACAAAGACATAAGTGGCAATATCTAATTAAGGATATTGAGGAATTTGCAAAGAAAGAAGATTGTCAAATGATGGAACTTATTGCTAGACCAGGTTGGCAAAAAGTTTTAAACAATTTTGGGTATAAAAAAACTCATGTTGTTTTAGAAAAAAAAATTAAAAAAGAGGAGTCAAAATGAGTTTTGGAGGAGGAGGTGGATCAGACACATCACAACAAGTTTTACCTTATTCAGCAGCAGAACCTGCATTAGGTCAAATTTTATCAGAAGCATCTAACATATATAGTCAAGGACCAACAGCAGCAGGTTTTGTAGCACCAACTACTCAAACAATGGAAGGACTTGCTGGACAAGAAGCCTTAGCAAGACAATCACAACAACAATTAGCAGATACTTTATCAGGTAATTTTACAAATCCTTTTTTACAACCTTTGATACAAAGGGTAGGATCTGATATTGCAACAACTGTAAATCAACAATTTACTGGTGCAGGTAGAACACCAGGTTCACCAATGAACCAGCAACAAATAGCATCACAAGTTGCACAAGCTGCATTACCTTTGGCTTTTCAACAATTCAATACTGAAAGAGCAAGACAGTTAGCTCTTGCATCAAGATTACCAACTCTATTTCAAACAGGTCAACAATTAGAAGGATTACAAAGACAACAACAACTTGCACCTGCACAAGCTTTACAACAATATCAACAATTCGTTTCACCGATAGCATCTGGGTTTCCTGTAAGTTTTGCTGCACAAAATACACAAGCAAATCCATTTTCAACAGCACTAGGTGGTGCATTGTTAGGAAGTCAGTTTGGAGGACAAGGTGCGTTGATTGGTGGAGGTCTTGGACTGTTAGGAGGTTTATTATAATGAAAAAATTTATCTTTGACTTAGAAACAAAAATAAATAACAAGCCATCTAAATATATTTTAGTTTTAGGAATATTAGTTTTAATTTCAATTATTATTTAAGGAGATCTATGGGATCAAGTAGTGGATCAGGAGGAAATGGCAATAGCCAAGAATCAGCAAGAGATCAAGCTATGGGTATGGGTGGTAAAACAGCAGGTGGCACATCTACATCTAATAATGATAACGAAAGAGATCAATTTGATTATGAAGGTCAAGCTTATGGAACACCAGATTCAATAAGTAATTTTGACAGACCTAATATAGGTGATGTAAGTGGAACTACATTACCAGGTTCATTCGGACCAGTTGACCCTGATCCTGAAGAAAATGTGCCAACAAGTCAAAGACAAGATACAATTACAAGTTTTCAAGATAATTTATCTGCAAACATTAGAGCAAATCCTTTTAGTGTTTTAGCACCAGTTTCAACTTTAACAAAAACTGCTTTGCAAACTGCTGTTGCTAAAAATATGTTAGGTCTTACAAATACAGGTTTTTCAAATGATGATAATACATCAGGTGGCAGAGGTGAAAATGAACTGACACAACAACAAACTAATGAGCTTATTTCTTTAGCTCCTTTTTTATTATCCAATACAGTTGCACCAGAATCACAGGTAAATAAATTTTTTGCAGCTAACCAACAAAGCACAAAACCTATTTCACAAAAGCTTGAAAATGATTATAATAGTGCTAAAACAAGGATAAATGGTATTTTGGGCATAATACCTACAAATCAACAATTTGGCTACTCTACGCAGCCCTCAGGTGGCTTTACAGCGACAAATTTAGCTAGTAATCCCTTTTACATAGAGTTCCTAAGAACAAGAGGTTTAATATAATGTCATTAATAGATTTAATTAGAGAAAGATATGCAAAGCTTACTGAAGAGGGTGGTATCTTAGATGCAAATAACAACAACAAAGGTTTATTAGGAAATATATCAGAAACTGCTTTACTAGGTTCAGCTATTTATGGTCAGGGAATACAAGGCAAAGATCCATTTGAAGCATTTTTACCTGCTACATTACAAACTGCACAATTACGAAAAGCATTAACACCTAAAACATCAAAACCTACTGCATATTTAAATAAACAGACTGGTCAAGCAGAATTAGTAACACCTCAAAAATATGCACAAAATCCTGAATTGTATGCACCCTTACCACCAGAAAAAAGATTTGAAACAGAAGAAGAAAAAGAAATTGGTAAAGCATTTGGTAAAGAATTTTCACAATTAAATAAAAGTTCTTCACAAGCTTTTCAAAACAATGCTAATCTTGATTTGATGGAGCAAATAGTAAGTTTGCCAAATATTCAAACAGGTTTTGCAGGACAGCTTAGAACAGATGTTGCATCACTTGCTAGAGAATTTGGAATAGATACAGATATTCAAGATTTAACTGCTGCTGAAGCTTTGAAGGGTGTTAGTGGTAAAGTTGTTTTAGATGGTCTATCTAATTTTAAAGGTGCTATTTCAGATGGTGAAAGAGCCTTTTTAGTAAGCATCACACCAGGTCTTACAAATTCTATAGAAGGTAATAAATTATTAATAAATATTGGTAAAAGACAAAATCAATTAGCCATTGGTTTAGCAGAAGAAGCTAACAATTGGCAGAAAGAAAATGGAGGACTTTCAAAAAAAAATTCAGAAGGTCAAACTTGGTCGCAATATAAAATTGCTTGGCAACAACAAAATCCAGTTTTAAATCCTGAATTAAAAGATGAGGTTCTAAGAGTAAGTAAACAAGTTGACCCTGATTTTCAAAATAATATTATTACTCTCAAAGGTAAAAAATATGTAAAAATTGGTGGTAAATTTTATGAGGTTGACTAATGGTTGTTACAAATCCAAAATTAATAGAAGAACTAGAAGAATTATCAAATCAAAATTTGCAAGGTGAAGATACTATTCCTGTAAATGGAAAAGAAGTTACCGATCAAAATTTATTAAAAGAATTATCAGAAGTGGCAGATGGTTCTACATTTAAAGGTAAAGTAACATCTGCATTTAGAGCAACTAAAGATTTTTTTACAGGCACAAAAAAAACTGAATTTCCTGAAATACCGGAGATTGGTGAGTTAAAAACAGGTGATGCAAAAGCAACAGCAGCAATTGTTGCAGGAACTTTAATTAATCCAAATCAACAAGCACAAGCACAAATTATACAATCACAATTACCAAACTCAAAAATATTTAAGGATAGATTTGATAATTTAATTGTAACAACTGAAGATGGTAAATCTTTTTATTTAAATAAACCTGGTGCATCACCACAAGATTTTTTACAAACAACTTCACAAATACTATCTTATATACCAGGTTACAGCTTTGCAGTAAAAAAAGCTGGAAAAAGTTTTTTGAAAAGAGCAGTAGGTGCAGGGATTGCTGGAGGAGGTACATCTGTTGCACAAGATATAATTACAAAACCATTAGGTGCTGAAGATATTGATGTTCCAAGAGCTGTCTTATCAACATTAATTCCTGTTGGTTTTGAAGGAGCAATCAACCCTGCTGTTTCAACTGTTTATAGAAAAATATTTGGTAATCCTAGTTTTACAAAAACTATAACTCAAAACATTGATGGTGTTAGTGTTAAAAAAGTTGTTTTAAATGATAGAGGCATAAAAGCTGCAAAGGCAGCAGGTATTGATCCAAATAAAATAAACGATGAAGATTTTATTAAAAAATTTGGTGAAAAATTATCATTTGGCACAAGAGCTGATATAGCTGCAAGTCAAGCAGGAGCAGGAAAATTTAATTTTCAACTTGCAAGATCACAAGCATTAGGTGATGAAGAGGGTATAGCAGCTTTGTTTGAGGCAGCTAAAGGCACATTTGGCAGAGAAGCACAAGAAGCATCAAGATCTTTTTTAAAAAAACAAAATTTAGATATAGAAACATCTGCCAAAAATTTAATAAATAAATTTGATAGAGGGGAGATAGAATTTCAATCAATTGAAGATGCAGGTGAAGGTGTTTTACAAAGCTTAAAAAAAATATTTGACAAAAAATCTGATGAAATCAAAACTGCTTATAATTTAGTAGATAAAGATGGTATTTTTCAAGCACAAAAAAGTAATGTAGAAGTTTTAAGAGGATCAGTTAGAAAAGCAATAGATGATGCAACAGCAACTATTGATGAACAATTAACACCAGCAACAATAAGAGCAAGAAAAATTATTGATGATTTTGTTAAAAAAGCTACAAAACGAAAACCAAAAAAAGAAGTAGATAAAATTATTCTTAATGATTTAAATAATATTAAAAAAAAATTAGCAAATATTTATAATACAGCATCAAATAAAACAGATCAAAAAAATGTTGTTGCTGTAATAAAAGAATGGGAAAAATTTATTGATGACAATGTAGATAATATTTTATTTAGTGGAAATAAAAATAGTTTAGAATTATTAAAAAAAGCAAATCAGCTATATAAAGAAAAAGAAAAATTATTTGGTATAAATAAAATTAGAAAAGGAGCTTTGACAATAGATGATAAAGCAGGAAAAGCGATAGGTAAAATTTTAAATGATCCTGATGTAACACCTATAAAAACATTAGATTATATATTTGGCAGAGGAACTATTGGTAGATCAAGTGAATCTTTATCTATAGTAAGAAGATTAAAACAAATATTTGGAGTTGATGGTAAAAAAGCAAAAGATGCTGCAAGAGAAAGCCCTGATTTTCAAGCATTAAGAACTGGTTTTTTTGAAAGATTAATTAGAGATTCAAGTAGAAATGGAAAATTCAATCCAAATCAATTTGCAAATAATTTTAATACAATTAAACAAAGGAACAAAGATCTTTTAGATGAATTATTTGATGATGATGAAATAAAATTAATGTCAGAATTTGTTACAGAAGTTGAAAAAACTTTTAAACCAAGAGATTTGGTAAATAGTTCAAATACTGCATCTGCTATATCAAGAACAATACAACAAGTAGGAAGGGCATTAGTTGGTATTTTTGGTTTTAAATTTGCAAATATTCAAGGATTATTAGCTGCTAGAGGTGCTTTTGATAGAGCAAGGGATATTGTTAGTCAGAAACAAGCACAAAAATTAATTGAAAAAGAATTGGTTGCAGAGTTTGGTAGACCTATCAACCCTACTGTAAATATTGCAGGAATAATCGGTGGACAAAATATTTTAAATCAAAATAGAACTACTGATGCACCAACATTACCACCAAGTTTAGCACAATGACAACTCAATCTCAAAAAAATTCGCAAGATATTATCAAAATTCAAGGTGAAATGAAACTGTTACATCAAAAAATTGATACAATAAAAAACAATCATCTAGTCCACCTTGACCAAAAAACAAACAACATTTACAAAATGATATGGGTGATTCTAACCATAAGCATAAGTGGACTTGTAAATCTAGTGATTACCCTTCTATCAGCATAAAAGCATCTAAGTCTGTAAAAGGTTTTACAAGCGAACTCAGAATAATAAATGATTTATCAAAAAAGGGATATTGGGTAGCAAAATCATTAGATCCACAATGTCCTTTTGATATTGTGGTTGTAGATAAAAATGGTAATATTAGTCTTTTGGATATTAAGACAAATAGTTATCGTAATAGACTAAATCCTAAGTGGAGTAAAAAATCACATAAGATATATAGAACTCCATCAAATAAACAAAAAAAATTAAATATAAAATTGTTAATGGTTGATTATGAAACAAGTAAAGTTGAGTGAAAACACAAATTTAAGTTTACCAATTAGAAATTTAATTGCTTTAATTTTTATAATTTGTTCAGGTTTATATGGTTTTTTTACTATTCAAGAAAGGCTCTCCAAACTTGAAACAGCAGATACTCTTTTTCAGGCTGATCTGCTCAAAAAAGCTGAGCAAGAGCCAAAAAATTTAGAAATGTATATGCTAATAGAACATTTGTCAGGTCAGATTGAATCTATAGAAAAAGAAATAGAGGCATCAAGATATAACAAAGTAAATATAGATCATCTAAAAGAACAAGTTGATTTATTACAAAAAAAAATAAATGGAACTAATTGATGGAAACTATAATAGCTTTATTGATGTTTGTAGGTACTGAACAAAAACTTATAGAAATGACTTGGACACCATCCATTTCAAAATGCCTTGAAAAAAAAAGGGTTAGCACTAGAAATAGCAATGCAACCTTTATGTGTTCTAAGGTTAAAGCTGAGCTTGATGCTGATAATAAAATATTAAAAATTGAAAAATTAAAATGATAGATAAAATATTTTTAAAAATTTTTGGAACAATTGACTACTATTCTAATTGGATTGAGAGTTTTTTTATTGATAAACCAAAAAAGAAAAAAAAGAAAAAATGTAAAAAATGTCATTGTAATTGTCATTGCAAAGAAGCTTTGCATACTCATTGGTACGATGGCGATTTGTGTGCTTGTGAGGGGTGCAAACATTAATTTTATGAGGTATTTGTATGGAATATTTATTAATAAAACTAGAAAATTTTTGCAGAAAGTTATATGGTTTTGTATGGCGATGGCGAATAAAATTAACAACAAACTTGGAGAAAAGAAATGTACGAAGAACTAAAAGAAGAAATTAAATTGCATGAAGGTTTTGTGCCAAGAGTTTATAAAGACTCACTTGGAAAGAGGACAATTGGATATGGACACCTTTGCGTTGAACCTGAGCAATGGGATGACAATAAAGAATATACAAAAGAAGAGTTAGAAAATGTATTTAGTAAAGATTTTAATGAAGCACTTAAAAATGCAGAGCATTTAATAGGTGAAAGAAACATAAATCATGTTGCAAAAGAAGTTATTATAGAAATGGTATTTCAGTTAGGCATAGGTGGTGTAGGTAAATTTAAAAGATTTTGGAAAGCTCTTGATTCTGAAGATTATGGTGAAGCTAGTTTTCAAATGCTAGACTCACTTTGGGCAAAACAAACTCCAGCTAGAGCTGGTAAATTAGCAGGTAAAATGAGGAGTGCGAAACTATAATGTGGTTAAACATAGCATCTAAATTAGTTCCAGGTATTATTAAGACAGGTATGTCTATTGCTGCTAATAGACGAAAGGCAAAAGAATTACAATCAGTTGCAGAAATGCGTCATGCAGAAAAAATGGCAAATGGTGAGCTAGAATACAAAGCACAAGTTTTAAAATCAAACGATCAAGGTATAAAGGATGACATTGTTTTGCTTGTGGTAATTTTGCCAATTGTAGTTTTAGCTTGGTCAGTATTTAGTGGGGATAGTCAGGCTAAAGAAAAATTAGATCTATTTTTTCATTATTTTAATAATTTTCCTGAATTTTATAAATGGTTAGTTCTTGGAATTTTTGGATCTATTTATGGTTTAAAACCAGGTATGGATCTATTTAAAAAAAAATAAATGTCTGACAACAGCTTAGAAATCATCAATGAATATAAGGATCAAGTTCGTATTTTAAAACAACAAATAAGCGAACTAGAAGATGCAGGTAAATCTAAGGATGCTGCAAATAAAAGATGCTTACAAAAACTAGAAAATGCTAATTCTGATTTAGAAAAAGCATTAAAGGAGATTGAAAAGCTAGAAAATGAAAAAAAATGAAAATAATACTTACTCTTATAATGTGTTCTGCAACTGCCAATGTATGTATGCCACCTTATACAGCACCTGATATTTATAACAATTATTACGATTGTTTATTGGATGGTTACAAACTTTCACAAGATAAAACGATAGAGCTTGGTAAAAAAGATGTAAATGAGCATGAAATTTACATGAAATTTGGTTGCAAAGAATTAATTATACCACCTGTAAAACCTTCAGTAGATACTTGATTTAGGTAAATAATTTTAATAAAAGGAATCATTATGGCTATTAACTATAGAGGCGAAACTTTTTCTGGTTATAATAAACCTAAAAGAGATAGACAAGGAGGCAAGAAATTTGCTGTACTTGCTAAGTCAGGTAATACCATAAAGCTTATTAGATATGGCGATGCCAATATGAAAATAAGAAAAAACAACAAAGCAGCCAGAAAGTCTTTTAGAGCAAGACATCGTTGTGATACTGCTACAAACAAGCTAAGTGCAAGATACTGGTCTTGCCGAAACTGGTAAAATAAGGAGAACATTATGTATCATGGTAAAAAAAAGCCTATGAATAAAAAAAAGAAAAAAGGCAAAAAAAAGAAAAAAAAATAATAATTAGGTGAAATCTGTAAAAGATTGGGTATGAAGGAGGGGTAAGGAGATAATATGCCAAAAGGTAAAAATAAAAAGTATAGTAAAAAACAAATGAAGATCGCAAGAGTTGCACCACCAAGAGATAAAATAACTGGTGCAGATTTTGCTGTATTAAGAAAAAGTAAAAAAAAAAAGAGGTTAATATGAAAAATGTAAAACCACCAAAAGGTTTTCATTGGATGAAAAAAGCTGGTGGAAAATATAAATTAATGAAAGGTGCATATAAACCTCATAAAGGAGCTGTAAGAGTTGCTAAGTTTGCAGTTCAAAAAGTACACAAAGGATGAAAAAAGCATTGCTTGAAGCATTACAAAAAAAGTATGAAGCAAATATTGCTGAGGCTGATGCTACTGCAAAAATTTATTTTGAAAATAGTGTAGGTATTGGTGAGCATCCAACACATATAAAAGAACTTGATAAACTAATTTCAACAATTGCTGACAATGAAGGCAAAATAGAAATACTAAAGGAGTTTAACGATGGCTAAATTATGTCCTGAGGGCAAAGCTGCTGCAAAAAGAAAATTTAAGGTATATCCAAGTGCATATGCGAACATTTGGGCTTCCAAATATTGCAAAGGCAAAGTTGGAAGAAAAAAAAATAAAAGAAAAAAATAATGTCTAAACCAGGTTTAAAAAAATGGCTACAGCAAAACTGGGTTGATATTGCCAATCCTAGATCCGATGGTTCTTTTCCTAAATGTGGAAGATCAAAAGGTGAAAAAAGAAGAAACTATCCTAAATGTGTGCCGATAGCAAAAGCAAGAGCCATGAGTCCTAGTCAAAGAAGAGCTGCTGTCAGCAGAAAACAAAGAGCAGAGAGTAGGTCAAGAAAAGGAAAAAGACCTAACTATGCAAGGACATAAAAAAAAGACTTGGAAAAAAAACTCAATATTTCATGTAGGTTTTTGTAAATACTGCAAAAAAGAATTAGTTAATACTGATTCGTTTGTAGTTTTTTTATCTGTTGATATTAAGGGTGAAAGGGAAAAAGCTCATTATCAATGTATGAAAGAAGATGATGAATTACAAAAAAAAGTAATGGATAGTGTTGAGGATCAAATAAAAAAAGAAAAAGCTTTTGATTGGTAATTAATCTTCAAAAAATTTTATAGCATTTTTTAAATAATTTTCATCCAAATCATTTTTCCATTTAAAGTTTGTAAAATCAGGTTGAATAAAATTTTTTATTACATTAGCTTGATCGCTTATCTTTAAAAGATTTTGCCTTACTTTACATCTTTGAATTATCTTAGGTATTCTTTTTTTTATATTTTCTGATTTTAATTCATCACAATTATCAGCATGAAAAACAGTAAATGTTTCCTCATTAATATAACAAAGATAAACTGGCAACTCAAAAACAGAAAAGTAAAAATCTATTTGTAATAAATGGTTTGGATCTGGTACTTCAGGTAATTTAGTGGTGCTAAAAGATCTTGTATTATCTTTTTTTAATCTACCTCTTCTTGGAAATTTACATTTATCCTCAATAATAACACCACCTTTTAAATCACAATAACCATGAACAGGTATGGTAATATCATCAAACCATTTAAAAGCTTCAATCTCTGGTTTACATTTATCGTAACCAGGTATTGTTTGATGAGCAGCATGACCATTAGCAATCATTTTAGGTAAGATTTTAACATAATGGTCAAACTCCTCTCTTTGATTTAAGTCTGGTATTATTTTTTTTAATTTTTCTTCAATTGGGATAAACATTATGTTCTTCTACATCTTGATTTAAAAAATAATCTAATGGTTTATTTAAATAATTGCTTATTGTCATCAATTTATCTATTGATATGCACATTAAACCTTTTTCATACCTACCAACAGCTTGAAAAGAAACATTTAAAATTTTTGCTAATTCTTGTTGAGTAACAAATTTTTTACCAACATCTTTCTCAATCATAAATTTTATGGTTCTAAAATTACTTCTTCTTGCAGATTTTATTCTTTTACCGATTTGTTTATAGATTGGTGGTATTTCCATTTTTATCCTTCCTTTTATTTAGAGTATATGACCCCTATGCTTTTTTATCTGTTTTATACTAATTACTTAGTATAGATGCAAAGCATCTTTGTTTTCACCTTCTACAATCCTTCTGTATGTCTTGATATACTCCTTTACACTTTTCAATGTAGATATATCTTGCCTTCTTTCCTTGCCAGACATTACTTTATCATGGCATTTCTGAAGTTTATTGTAGAGTCTAAGGTTACTATTTCTTAGAGTCATTGTTCTCCTCACCGATTATTTTTATATTAGCCTTGTTGAATTTGCTGTCGGTGATTTTTACTTGTGCAAACTCACTAGGCACTTTTTGAGTTTCTGCTTTCATTGTTGCACTTTCAACAGAATTATCCTCAAAAATCTCTTCAAACTGAACAAGCATTTCGTAATCAGAAGTTTTTTTTACTTTAGCCATTTAGCTCTATGTTCCTTCTATAACCTTTTACTACTTTTATATCTTTTCTTTGTTCAAGTTTCTCAATCAACATACTGATTGAATTTTTACTTTTATATCCCATCTTAATTCGCATTTCGTCATAAGTAGGCATATATTCATGTTTTGTATAGTATTCACTTATGAATTGCAATAGTTTCCTCATGTTGGGTGTCATCGGTCTTTTACTTGGTGTTGTTTTCATTTATAAATAACCTTCTAAGTAATTCATTATATCCAGCAATATCATCATGTGAGTCTTTTTTGTACGATTTTTGCTGCATTATTCGCCAACATTTAAGCATTATCATAAATAATCCAAAGAATTTATAAGGCACTTTTACCTCTTTTTTATTGTGTAAGCTTAAATAATTTTCAGCAATTTTTGCCATAATAAAGCTTGTTTCATCAAAGCTACCATAACTTTGCTGCTTTTCTCTTAATAGTTTTTCAATTGAATTTAAAAATTTTATATTATCCATTGTAACCTAAATAAAAATTATTGTTTTTGTCTAAGCAATAATGAGCTGCAACAGACCAGCCTTTATACTCAGCATAATTACCATGTTCTTTTTTTACAAATTTAACAGTTTGATTAAACATTTCATCGCAAGTAGCAGAGAGGGATATAAATGGTACTTTAACCATTTTATAACTACTGCTACTTACGACTATAATGAGTATCAAAGCAACTTTCATATGACTTTAAGGAGCTAAAATGATTGTTGTCTTGATGGTTGAGGTTTTGCCTCCTCCTTATTCTCATTATTATACCCTGATAAGACAGTTCCAGCATCATTTGCCCAGCCTATTAAAGACCCACCACCAGCATCAGGATAATTCATGTTACCTGTAAATTTATTATCATCGCCTTTGAAAAGCACACCAACTTGGGCAAAAATTTTTATAAATTTTTTGCTGCCATCTTTAGATACACCTTTAACACCAAGTATTGTGCCTTTCTTACCATTTTTTAAATTTACATTTCCTGAGTAATCAAGCTTAACTGCTCTTTCATCATTAATATCATAAGGAAAAATAGCAAAATCCTTATCTTTCTTATTTCCACTTTGTTGCATTATGTCCTCCTTGTTTTTTTATAATGTTTTGTTTTGTGGTAAATTTTTTTTCAATTCCTTCTTTATAAGCTACCCAATCTTGATACAAAGAATTTAATTTTGTTTCGGTTGTTTGTAAATTAATTTTATCATCAAACCCATTAATTGATTTATTGTTTTGATTACTTAAAGCATTTACTAATTCTTCTGCACTAGCATATTCTGAACCTGATAATCCAAAAGCAGCTATACATCTTCCTAAACTACTGCTACTACAATTTTCTAAAGCACTTGTTTTGTTTATAAAATTTGCATTTCTATATTCCTCTGCATGACCCACAGCATAAATAGTATCACCAATATAAAGTTCGGTTTTAATTACTACTCTTTGTTCGTCATGGTGTAAGATTATTTCATTTAATCTTACTTCAGGAAAAAATTGTAACAAGTGTTTATGTCTTTCATTTACAGTTGAATATTTTTTACCTTTTATATTTACTGTTGGTATATCATTTGTTTTGGAAAGACATTGTTTTCTTCTTTCTTTAAATGATCCTTTATTTTTTTCTTGTGTTTCCTGATTTTTTGTCATCGGATTTCCCTTTCATTGCTTTTAATTGTTCTATTTCATTTTTAAGATTAACAATTTCATCACCAAGCTTAGTAATCATATCATCCCTATCTCTTAATTGACTATCTTGTTTTTTGATTTGTTTTAAACAATTTCTATTAAATGTTTGTAGTTTGGCTAGTTCTTTAAGCATCCTTTCCTTTCATAACTTGGTTCAATGTAAGATTTTCAGTAATCATATCTTGCATAGCTTGACCAGCTAAACCACCAAAAATCATTTTAAGATTGGGGGGTATTGCTTTTCTATCCTTTTCATCTAAAACGCAGTAGTCAAAAAACCATTGATCTATATTTTTACCTAATTGACTTGGGCTTAAATGATCGCTTGAAAAACACCCCCCTTGTTTCTTATGTTTCCATTCTTTGCCTATTTTTTTCAGCATGATTTGTTTATATACATAATGAGAACAAAAGCAATACTTGATTTTAACATTTTTTTCTATACTAAGTTGATATGGGTATTCGGTCATTTAAATATAAAAATAAGCGAATAAAGGTCAAATTTAAGCCATTACAAGGGTTATATGGTGTATTTTACCCTCATAAGCTATTATTGGAATTATCATCAAAATTGTCAAAACAAATGCTTACAAAGACCTTATTCCATGAATTATGGCACATTATCTGTTATCTTAATAAAGTTGACATAAATAAAATTGGTGAGGAAAAAACAGCCTTATTAACTGAAGAGTATGTAACAATCTTGAAACAAAATAAAAATTTAAGAAAAATAATTAATGAATATTTATGGTGATTATAGAATTTGTCGTACCTGTGGTATGAAAGCAGATGTAGTTGAGAGAGGTAGACACTACTGTGCTGAGTGTTGGTTCAATATGCACAGCGATAGAACTTTTGAGTCTATTGATAAAGAAATACAAGAAAGTGAAAATGAAAAAAATAAAACTTGAACCTTTTGAAATACAATTAGCAGCCGATGTTGCAACTAGACGATTTGTAGAAAATCAAAAAATGGGTCGGACTTTTGGTCATGGCTACAAAGGTTCAATTGATAAAACAATTGCTTTAGGAGTTTCTGGTGCTTGTGCTGAGTTGGCTTTCTGTAAAGCTTTTGATAAGTATTGGAATGGCAGCTATAGCCATGAATATAAAAATTATAATGAAACAGATGTATCAGGTGGGATTGAGATTAGATCACAATATAAAAAACCAAATAACACTTTAATAATTAGACCAAGTGATAAAAAAGCTAAGTTTGTTTTGGTTATTGATGAAAACCCTGACTTTTCAATTTTAGGTTGGTTTTCTAATCATAATGATATTGATGACAAATATCTTACAAATTTTGGCATACAGACAAGACCTTATTGTTATGCTATACCAATTGAAGATTTACAAAATTTAGATGATTTATGAGTGATGAAATAAAATTTAAAATGTTTAAGCCATTTGGCTCAACAATAGCAAAAGCAGATTTACCCTTAGAGCTTTTAAAAGATTTTAACGAAGATTTAAAAAAAATAAAACAAGACAAAGAAAAACAAAAAACCCATGATTGGTCAGAAAGATTGGTCGGTCATGTTGATAGCGAATACTTAATTACACCTGAGGTCATGCTTAAATGGAAAAGATTATTTTTTGATCCTATAATTAAATCTTATACCAATGCACATTATAAAAATGATAAAATCAAAAATATTTTAATAAACTCTGCATGGTACGTTGTTCAGAAATCTAATGATTTTAATCCAGCACATACACACACAGAATATATAAAGGGGAATTATGATTTAAGCTGCGTTGGGTATTTAAATATACCAGACTCAATGAAAGCTGTTGATAATGCCAAAACTTTTAATGATGCCTCTGGCAATATTGAGTTCATTGAAGGATCTGAGAATATGTTTACCGATGCTAATTATAGAATTTTGCCTGAGGTTCGCCAATGGTTTCTTTTTCCAAATTCTTTGCGTCATGTAGTTTATCCATTTAAATCAGATAAAGACGATGAAAGAGTGTCGTTTAGTTTTAATGCTACTATTAATTTTGAATAAAATAATAGTATATTGCAAACATTTCAAATATTACAATAGCTTCAAACATTGTTGATTTTTCCCTTTGTTTTTATATTTATTCCAATAAACCCCATTCTTAGCTTTTGAGCCATCAAGAATATAAATCAAAGTAAGTTTTTTAAGTTCATGCAGCTCATTTGTGGTTAGTTTATATTTATCTTTCATTAAAATATAATTACACCTACTGCAAAGCCTATTAAAAAC